CCGACCTCGAATTCTCCTGGCGCGACGAGCGCGAGATCGATCCGCAGCAGGCGGCGAGCGTGGCGCAGATCTACGTCACCAACGGCATCAAGACGGTGAACGAGGCGAGGAGCGAGCTCGGCCTCGACCCGGTCGCCGGCGGCGACGTGGCCCTGGTGTTCATCGGATCAGGCCCGGTGCCGCTGGCGAAGGTGGGCGCCGGCGATACGCCCGCACTGGTGCAGCGCGCGGGGCATGCGTTGACGCTCGCCAAATACAGCGCCGACCAGCCGCGCGACGAGGGCGGCAGATGGACGAGCGACGGCGGCGGCTCGCCGCTGCAAATCGCGGCAACCGACGACGGCAGCCGGAGCGATGCGGGCGGCATATTGCCAGCGGCGCAAGGTGGGCGCGCGACGTTCTCGCCCGACCCCAGCTACCGTCCCGACCTGAAGGACCTCGTCGAGCGCATCGCCAACGCTAGGCCGGAGGACGCGCCGGCGCTGCGGGAAGAGATCCGCGCTCGATATCACGACGTCGGCGACACCATTGGCGGCAACGCCCTGCACCAAGCGCTCAGCGAGGCACTCGAGCCCGGAGCAACACCGGCCGACCGCCAGGCCATTCTCGAAAGAATTGCGCACTATGCCAAGGGCAATCCCGAGGATGTGGGCGCGATGCGAGATGCGCTGGTTGGCGCGATCCTCCACGCGCCGGCCACGGGAGCGGCGCGGGCCGTCGGAGCCGCGCGAGCCGTCGCAGCCGCTCGCGACCCCGCAGCTGCGGGCCTGCTCCTCAAGTCTATCCTGGAGCAAAATCCCGCGGAGTACGCGAATGCGCGCGCCTCTTTCCTGCAATCAGCGCTGCCGGACGTAACGCACATCAAAGTCACAATGGCAACCGGTGTGGTGGAAGATGCACAAGGTCTCCGCTCGGTCGTCATTTCCTCGACTGAGGTAGATAAGGACGGACTGTCATACGTCCGTCCAACTGTGCAGGCGCTGATTCAGGCGGATGAAATTCGGGTACCATCGGGTACTCACGCCGAGATAAACATTCTTAATTACGCGAAGGCCAATAATCTGCGGGTGATTGCCGTGGGGGCAGGTAGACCATATTGTCCAGAATGTGCGGAAGCGCTTGATGCTGCGGGTAGCTTAGCAACCGGACCACGGAAGTAGGATCATGCCGAAGAATATACTCATTGGCGTGGTTGATGACCTAGCCGCCAAGGTCGAGAATGCAACAGATCGGGACCGGCGCGCAATTTCGCTTGCCGTATGCAAGCTCGCCGTTAGTCGGTCAAGCCTCGATGCTGCGTTGGTCGCGACCGCACTCCAATTGCTGCAAAAGGGAATATACAAGGATGAGCGCATAACGTCCGCATTGGAACGGCTCGTCGAGGAACTTGACGATAGCTATTTCACGGCACAGAGCCGATTTGAGCGTGGCGATGGCAATGAGACGACGTATAGAGAGCTATTCAGCAAAGCCAGAGCCGCGAACGCCGTCCAGTTCGCATTCGACGCTGATCCGCTCGTCGCTGCCACTCATGCCATTTACGAGGCCTGCGCAGCCGTTGGAACGGATGCAACACGAACGGTCGTCACGCGCTTGCTAACGCAGGAGCGGTGAACGGAAGCCACCGCCGCTCGGCGGCGGATTGTAGCGGTCGCGAGCTTATCTGCTGGCCATGCCAAATTCGGCATGCAGCCGGCGTACTCGCAACCGGGCCAAGGAAGTAAACCGATGCCAAAGAACATACTCGAAAGCGTGTCGCGCGATTTGGCTGAACGGGTCGAAAAAGCGACCGATGAAGAAAAAAGAGCGATCTGCGTGCCGGTCTGCAAGTTGGCTGTGACGCGCACGGGCCTCGACGAGCCACCGGTGACAAAGGCGCTGCGGTTACTAGAAAATGGGATCTTCAAGGATCAGCAGGTGACGACGGCGCTCAAGCGACTTTTTTGGCGACCTCGATAATAGCTACTTCGCCGCCGAAGAGCTTTACAAAGAGGGAAAAGGAACGGAAGACGCGTACATTGCATTGGCTCGAAAAGCCAGGGCGGCGGATGCAGTGCTTGCATCTTTTAACGACGACGCTTTCGTAGCGGCGACCCACTCCCTCTATGAAGCGTGTGCCGCTCTGGGTAGCGCGGACGAGATACAGGCCATTGTCATGGACGTACTCGCCCGGAACCAGTGAACTGACGCCCCTGCAAGCGGATTTCACCACCTGCGAGCTGGTCTACCGGCCGCGGAACCTGCGGCTGCACAAGCTCCACGGCTACGCGCCCGTCGAGCAGATCGTGCCCGGCAATATATCGCTCCTGCTTCTGTCGCTCGATGCGAGGCAGGCTGAACACGAATACCGCAAGAGATCATGAGACCAGGGCGCCTGCGGGCGCCCTTCGCATTTCAGGGACAGGGAGACGACAGCGATGAAGCTCTACGCCGAGATCACCAAGATCGACCGCGAGCGGCGCATGGTGTTCGGCTATGCCAGCACCGAGGCGCTCGACAGCCAGGGCGAGGTGGTGCGCAAGGAGGCGATCGAGGCGGCGCTGCCCGACTACATGCGCTTCGCCAACATCCGCGAGATGCACCAGCCCTCCGCGGTCGGCGTCGCCAAGGAAGCGGCGATCGACGACAAGGGCCTCTATCTCGCCGCGCGCATCGTCGATGACGAGGCGTGGCGGAAGGTCACCGAAGGCGTCTACAAGGGCTTCTCGATCGGCGGCCGCGTCACCGACCGCGACCGCGCGCAGAAGCACGTCATCACCGGCGTCGAGCTCATGGAGATCAGCCTGGTCGACCGGCCGGCCAATCCCGAGGCGGTGATCGAGCTCTACAAGGCCGCGCCGCGGCAGCCGCAGCAGATCTGGGACTGCGGCGCCGTCGGCCATCGTCACCTCGTTAAGGCCGAGGCGGTCAAATGCATGGAACAGGCGGGCGCGAGCGCGCTCGCCGCGAGGGCCGCGCCGCCGTCCCCTCCGGCAGGCGCGGCCCTCGCCCCCGCCGCGGATGACGAGGGGCCAGACGACGCGACGCCGACGCCGGTTGAGCCGGCGGTGCGGTCGATGGAAGCAGCGCTTGACGGCGCGCTCGATCTCCTCGCCAAGGTCGGCGCGCGCCACGGCAAGGCCGACCTCGAGCGCGTGCAGACGCTGCACGACACCGCCGTCGAGCTCGGCGCCGATTGCCCCGCCGCCGCGAAGCGCGACGCCACCGCCGAGCCGCTGCTGCGGCAGGTTGCCGATCTCACCAAGCGCCTCGCGATCATCGAGGCGCAGCCGATGCCGGCCAAGGGCGTGACCAAGATCGTGGCCGTCGGCAAGGAGCAGGACGCCGGCGGCGCCGGCGCCGCGGCCGAGACGGTGGACGCCTTCATCGCGCGGCTCGCGGCGATGACGCCGGACAAGCGCTCGCACGAGCTGACCAAGCTCGCCTTGCGCCTACCGCAGCGCCTGCCGCGCTGATCAGTCAATGTACCGGGACGCCTAACCGGGAACGAGCCTTAGAGCCGCCTGGGCAACGGCACTCGCAGCGCCGGCCACTCGCGACGCGAGTGCCGCCGCATTGCCACGCCTCCGACGCGGAGGCCAAACGGAGCCCCGATATGTACAACGTCACCAAGGAGACGCTTGACCAGTTCAAGCAGGCGCTCGCCAATCCGAGCCAGGATCTGGCGAAGAGCATCAACCTCGCCACCGGCCTCATCGCCATCGATCTGCAGGCGCCGGCCAAGAACCTCTATCCGACCATCACGCCCTTGCGCAACTCGATCCCGCGCGTCGGCGGCGGCACCGGCACCGCGACGCAGTGGCGCCAGGTGAGCGCGCTCATCGGCTCGGGCTACGACGCGATGGGCTGGGTCCCCGAAGGACAGCGCTCGGGCCGCATGTCCTACACCGCTGCGAGCAAGGCCGCGGCCTTCGTCACTCTCGGCGAGGAGGACCAGCTCAGCTTCGAGGCCGAGGCTGCGGCGCAGGGCTTCGAGGATCTCAACGCCACCATGAGCCTGCGCCTCCTGCAGAAGCTGATGCGCAAGGAGGAATCGGCGCTCCTCGGCGGCAATGCCTCGCTGGCGCTGGTCGCGCCGGCGACGCCGACGCTCTCCGCCTCGGGCTCCGCCGCGACCTTGCCGGCGGCGACATATTCGGTGATGGTCGTCGCGCTCACTTTCGAGGGCTGGAAGAATTCGACCCTTGCCGGCGGCGTCGCCACGCGGCAGACCGTCACCGGCGCCGATGGCGCGACCTATGTCCTGAACAGCGGCTCCTCCAACAAGTCGAGCGCCGCGACGCAAGCCGTGACGCTCGGCCAGGCGCTGTTCGCCTCGGTGGCGCCGCTGCCGGGCGCCGTCGCCTATGCCTGGTATGTCGGCACCGTCGGCGCGGAGTCGCTGCAGGCCATCACCACCATCAACAGCGCCGCCTTCGCCGCACCGCTTGCCGGCAGCCGCCAGGCCGCGACCGCGATCAGTCAGGACAACTCAGCCAACCCGGCGCTCGCCTTCGACGGCCTGCTCACCGCGGCGTTCAACCCGGCCAACGGCGCTTATGTGAGCACGCTGCCGACCGGCACGGCCGGCACCGGCACCGTGCTGACCGCATCGGGCCGCGGCTCGGTCAACGAGATCGACGTGATGCTGCAGTCGATGTGGGACAATTTCCGTCTCTCGCCGACGGTGCTCTACGTCAACAGCCAGGAGCTCAAGAACATCACCAACAAGGTGCTGTCGAACGCATCCGCCCCGCTGCTGCGCTACAACGTCCAGGCCTCGGGCGGCGCCGTCGATCCCTACGCCATCGTCGCCGGCGGCACGGTCGAATTCTACTTCAACCCGTTCTCGGTCGATGGCGGCACCAAGATCCCGGTCAAGGTCCATCCCGACCTGCCGCCCGGCACCATCGTCGGCTATTGCGAACACCTCCCGGCGGCCTACCAGTCGAACGAAGTGCCCAATGTCGCCGAGGTGAAGACGCGGCGCGATTATTACCGCGTCGACTGGCCGCTGCGCACGCGCCAGCGCGAGGTCGGCGTCTATGCCGAGGAGACGCTGGCGATCTACGCGCCCTTCGCGCTCGGCGTGATCTGCAACATCGCCAACGGCTGAACCGCAAACGAACGGCCGGGCGGCGCAATCCGCCCGGTCACCTCTTTCTCACTGCAGGAGCATTCATGGCGAGGCTCAAAGCGCCGGAAAACGGCGCCGCCGTGCATTGGCGCGGCAAGGTCTACGAGATCCGCCGCGATGGCTCGGTCGTGGTGCCGGACGAGGCAGTGGCCGCGCTGCTCGCCCATGGCTTCGCGCCATGGCCCAGGGGCGAGACGCCGCCTGCCGGCAAGTCCAAGGAGTGAGCCATGGCCGCCGGCGATCTCACCACCCTCGCCAATGTCAAAACCTGGTTCTCGCCGCCGCTGACGACGACTGGCGACGACGCGCTGCTCATACGGCTCATCACCGCGGCGAGCCAGTTCATCCAGAGCTGGCTTGGCCGCCAGATCGCGTCGCAGAGCTATGCCGAGATGCGCGACGGCGCGGGCGGGCGGAAGCTCGTGTTCGCCAACGCCCCGGTGACGGCGGTCACCTCGCTCAGTGTCGATGGCATCGCCATCCCGCCGGCATCCGGCCCGAGCGCCGCCGGTTTTGTGTTCAGCGCGACCACGCTCTATCTGCAGAGCTATCTTTTCTCGCCGGGATGCCAGAACGTCGCCGTCGCCTATACCGCCGGCTATGCCGTGACGCCGCCGGAGCTCGAGCAGGCCTGCATCGAGCTGGTGGCGCTGCGCTACAAGGAACGAGACCGTATCGGCCAGGTCTCGAAGAATCTGTCGGGCGAAGTCGTCTCCTTCACGCAAAAGGACATGCCCGCCGACGTGCAGACGGTGCTCCAGCAGTACAAGCGGAGCTTCGTGCCATGATCGCGGCGGAGATGGAGATCGCCGGCGCGGACGCCGTCGCCAACCGGCTGCAATCCATGCCCGAGCGCATCGCGGCGCGCCTTGCCGGGGTTATGGCGGGTCTCGGCCTCGAGCTGCGTCAGCGCGTCCAGGAGAGCATGGTCGGCAGCGGCTTGCGGAGCCGCAGCGGCCGGCTCGCCCAGTCGATCGAGGTGCAGGTCGACGGGACCTCCGCCACCGCCGGCATCGACGCCGCCGCGGTTCCCTATGCCGCCATCCAGGAATATGGCGGCACGACGCGCGCGCATGTCATCGCGACGATCAACGCCAGCGCGCTGCGCTTCCAGCTCGGCGGCCGGACGATCTTCGCCAAGCGCGTCATGCATCCGGGCTCGGTGATCCCGGCGCGTTCCTTTCTCGGCACGGCGCTCGCCGAGCTGGCGCCGGCCGCCCGCGGCGCGATCGCGGACGCGGCTTTCATGGAGGCGCAAGCATGAACCGTGAGCCGATCTACGGCGCGCTTTTCGCAAAACTAGCCGCGGCGGCGAATTTCGTCACGGCGAGCCGAAGGCTGCGCCACTGGGCCGATGTCGGGCCGGCGGAGCAGCCCGCCTTGTTCCAGGCGCAGAAAAGCGAGACGGCGAAACACGCGCGGGGCTTGCCGCCGCGCTGGACGCTCGAGATTGATCTCTACATCTATGCGCAGGCCCCCGACGAGCTGACGGCGCTGGCGAGCGTGCTCAACCCGCTGCTCGACGCCGTCGAAGCGGCGTTGGCGCCGGGCGGCGCCGATCTCGCGACCGGCACGCAGACGCTCGGCGGCCTTGTCTCGCATTGCTGGATCGCCGGCAAGATACAGACCGACGAGGGCGTCCTCGGCGGCCAGGCGGTCGCCATCGTGCCGATCGAGATCGTAGTTGGCGGATGAGTAATCGATCTCCCTTCGCTCAGATGCGTCGGGTCTACGAGCGCGGCCGGCGCTCGCGCGGGCTGGTCGTCGACAGGGATGGCGTCGCCCTGGGGCCGGACGTCGTGCTGGTGCGCCACAGCGCTGCCGGCTATCGCTGTGCCAGGACCGATGACCTTGTGCGGTTGACCCGCCTGGTTTTCACCGGCGATGCGGGCTTTCAGCGGTTGCCGGCAGTGCTCGCGCAGATTGCCCGCGCGCTCGATGCAGGCGACCTCGTCAAGGCGCAGCTCCTGGGACTTGAAATCCCGATCGGCGAGCTCGACGACAGCCAGTTGGCGCGGCTCGCCGGCGCGGCGGACCTGGTCAAGGTCGGCTTCGATCCGAGTCAGCCGCGCGACGAGGGCGGAAGGTGGACGAGCGAAGGAGGTGGCGATGGCGCCGGTGCCGATGCGGCAGGCGTAACGCCTGTGCAGATCGCCGACGCCAGCGAGGGCATCAGCGACGCCGGCGGGATTCTGCCGAGGCAACCGGCCGCAAACGGTGCCAGCAACGAGACCGGCACGCCGGCGGCGATGGCGGCCACGATCCCGCCGGCACCTCCCGGCGCGGGCAAAGTGCGCGAATACTCGCCCGCCGACGCCGCCAAGCTTCCGCCGCCGCCGCCAGGCAAGCAAATACATAACCTTGAACGACGGCTCGGTGCTGTGGGACGGCTACGTGAACGGCGGGCATGGCGGCCCCATGCTCATGCCCAAGGAGGTGTCCCTCGAGGACAACGTGGAAATGGGGCAGAGCCTGGCGGGCTTCTCTCAAGTTTCCCTCTCAGTTGATGCGGGCGTGTCTCCTCGCGAAAGCGCCATGGCCTACCTGTTCCTTCCGGGCTACGGGCCAATGGATTACCAATCAGCCTACGGGACCGGCGACCAGTACAATCGCAACTATGTCGACTTTACCAACTATAATTACGGCGTCGTGGCCGCGGCGGCTGGCTACTCCCGAGACGAAGCACTGGCAAATGCAGGGATGGCCAACCAAGCAAAAGACTGGTGGGATCGCCACCGCCATGGTGCTCCGCCGAAAGACATGTCCGGTCCCTTCAAAAATAAGGTGCAAAACGCCGACATGATTATGAGGGGCTATGACGACTACAGGACGGGGAGGATCGTTGCGCCGCACAGGTGAGCTGGCCACAAGCGGCTGTGGACGGCCGCACTGGCTTCAACACGATGGCGGTGGTAACCTATCCGCGAGATCGACATGAACATCGACCGCGAGCAGTCGCAGGCATTGGAGCCGGTGCCGGACTGGGTAATGATCTGCTTCGGCTACCTCTGCGCCGTCAGCGTCGTGACGTTGTCATGCCTGGTTGAATTCAGTTTGGAGGATCTGCTCACCTCCGCAGGCCGTGCGTCGCTACCCGTACTCGTCATCATCGGACAGGTCTTCTGGTTCGTTGCCTTCGTCACCGCCCTGCCGCCGTTCGTCGTCTCCTATGTCATTGCCCGACGGCTAATGATTCGCAGCATCTTCTATTACGGTGCTTGGGGTGCAGCGACGGGGCTGATGCTCACGCCTGTCGCGCTGTGGCTGTCGCCTCCTGATGACCCGGAGTACTCTCGAACCTTTCTGCAGGGCACCATGGTCTTGGCACCCAAGTTCATGTTCGTCGGCCTGTGCGGAGCGCTTACTTACTGGTCGGTCGCGGGCCGGCGCCTCAGATTCGCGCGCGCGGAAGCGGCGGGCGCGCAGGTCTAGCAAGCGTGTGGAGAAGCCCTGAGGGAAATTGGAGCTTTGCTCCGATTGCGATCGTAAGATTGCGCTACGATGCACATTGACGCTGAAGATATGCGCGACGCGGTGGCTCGCCGGGCAGGAATCATCCTCGGTTGTCTTTTCGGATTTCTCTGCGCCACCTGGGTTTTCGTCAGCCTCGCCGTGCCGGCCTCGGGCGACGTGATGCCGTTGCTCTTTGTTCTGGGATTGTCGGGAGCGTTCTGGTTTGCGGTCGCCGCCTGGATCGCGGTCCCGGCGGTTGCCGCCGCCATAACCATCAGACTGCTCTGGGTGCGGCGTTATCGCGCCGCGGCCGGATGGTCGCTTGTGCCGGCCGTGGGCGTTCTGCTCATGCTCTACGGTATCGATCTCGGGGACATGATACATTTCTGGCTCAACAAGGCGCGTTATGATCGGATCGTGTCCGACGTGATCCTCGGCCGGTGCTCACAGGAGGATAGCCGGGGCTGGAAGGCGACGATAGTCGCCACCGAGTGCCGAGCGCCCGCCATCATCGCCTTCGAACATGACCGCATGCTCTCGGTCTGGCGCGGCATCGTCTACGATGCCAGCGACGAGATCGCCAAGCCGCCGCACGAGCGGTCGGCAGCCTGGAAGAGCCGAGATGTCGCCGAATTGATTGGTTGCTCAGAAGTGCGGGTTGCGTTCGGCGGCCATTACTACGCCGTTTCCGGCGAATTCGGTTTGTGCGGCTGAGATCGGGTATCCAAGACCGCCGCTCCGCGACCAGTTCATATCGTCTGTGCTGATCATTCCTAGGGCGCCCGCCAGGGTTTCGCCGCAAGGATCGATGATCAGGGATCGTCGCCCGTTCCCTGACTTGTAACCAATCCCTTCTCTTCTGAAGATGGAGATCACCGATGTTTTCCTTCGGCTCGGGCGTGCTGCTGGGCACGCGCACCGACGTCGCCAACGCGACGCCGATCAATTTCGGCCTGGTGCAGGAGGTGCAGCTCGATCTGAGCTACACCAGCAAGGAGCTGTACGGCCAGTTCCAGTGGCCCGTCGCGATCGCGCGCGGTCAGGGCAAGATCACCGGCAAGGCCAAGATGGCGCGCATCAGCGGCATCGCCTTCAACAATCTCTTCTTCGGCCAGACGCTCGCCACGGGGCAGCTCGCCACGTCGTTCGGCGAAGCCGGCACGATCCCATCGGGCTCGCCCTTCACCGTCAGCGTCGCCAATGCGGCGACGTGGCAGGACGATTACGGCGTGATCTACGGCGCCACTGGCCTGCCGCTGACCAAGGTGGCGAGCGCGCCCAACGCCGGCCAATACAGCGTCGCCGCCGGCGTCTATACCTTCGGCTCGGGCGATGCCGGCAAGGCGGTGCTCATCTCCTACACCTTCACCGTTGCCGGCAGCGGCCAGCAGGTCACCTTGCCGAACCCGCTGCTCGGCACGACGCCGACCTTCCAGGCGCAGCTGTTCACGACCTTCCAGGGTCAGCCGCTCAACGTGAAGCTGTTCAACTGCGTCTCGAACAAGCTCGGTTTCCACACCAAGCTCGAGGATTTCGTCGTGCCCGAGCTCGACTTCGCGGTCGCCGCCAACGCCGCCGGCAACGTGCTGCAATGGTCCTTCGCGGAGGCGTCGTGATGGCCGAGCCGGTCACGGTCACGCTGGGCGGGTGCGCCTTCGCCATCCGCCCGCTCACCATCGGTCAGTTCCGCGAGATCTACCCGGCGGTCTTCAAGGGCGCCGGTCTGGCGAGTGAGGAGGGCTACGACCAGGCCATCCGCTGCATCGCCGCGGCGCTGCGCCGCGACCATCCGGCGATGAGCTTCGACGCGCTGCTCGATCTCGAGACCAACATCGACGAGCTGTCGCGCGCCTTCATCGCGATCATGCGCCTGTCGGGTCTCAACATGGGGGAAGCCGTGGCGGGCCCCGCGACGAGCGCTCCGGGGTCCGCTGGTCAGACATCTACGGCCGCCTAGCGACGGCCTGCGGCTATACCTGGCCGCAGATCGACGCGATGACGCTGCCGCAATTCTACGATCTCTGCGCCTATTGGATGGATCATCCGCCGGCGCACGAGCTGGTCGCCGGCTATCTCGGCTATAAGCGCAAGGCGAGCGAGGCGCCGGCGGATTTGGGTGCATTGCTCGCCCTGGCGCCGGGTGGCTTGCTCAAGGCTGCGGCATTGAGGGGAGTGCGGTGAGGTTCGCTCGGCCTGCGCGCACGACTCATTCCTGAGGGACAATCTTCATATCGGATCAACGGCGACTTCGGCCGCCCTTTGATATTGGAGTAAGCAATGGCCGACGACACCGTCGAGATCAAGATCACCGCCACGGCGAACGATCTGCAGACCGCGCTACAGCAGGCCGCGCAGGCGGTCCAGGGGGCGTCCGCGGCAATGGCCAAAAGCGCGGCCGCGGCCGGCGCTCACGCGAGCGATGCTGTCGAGCGGGAAGCGCGCAAGCAAGCCAAGGCGTGGGAGAGCGCCTTCAAGCCGATGGAGTCGGGCTTCGACACCATGCTCAAGGGCATGATCATGAAGCACCAGAGCTTCAGTCAGGCGCTGGCCAAGGGCGCCACCACATTCCTCAACGCCGAGATCAGCGCCGATGTGAAGCGCCTCAGCCATTGGCTCGCGTCGAAGGCCGCCGAACTCGCGGCCCATGAGACGACGAAAACCGCCGAGGTCGCCACGACGCAGGCGGCGAACGCGGCGACCACGGCCTCCGATGCAAGCACGGCCAAGACCGGCATCATGCAGCACGCCGCGTCCGCCGCGGCCGCCGTCTATGACGATGTGGCGCAGATCCCCTATGTCGGCTGGATCCTGGCGCCGGCGGCGGCAATAGCCGCCTTCGCCGGCGTCATGGCGTTCGGCAGTGCCGTGCCCGGCCTCGCCGTCGGCGCCTGGAATTTGCCCAATGACACGGTCGCGCAGCTCCATGCCGGCGAGACGGTCATGCCCGCCGACTTCGCCTCGGGCTTCCGTTCGGCCATCGCCGGCGGCGGCGGCGACGGTCCGGGTGGCGGCGACAATTATCACATCACGATCCAGGCGATTGACACGCAGAGCGGCGCGCAATTCCTCAAGAACAACGCCAAGACCATCGTCAATGCGCTGCAGGGCCAGGCGCGCAACTTCAACCCGGCGCTGCGCTCGTCCTGACCGCGTCCCGAGCCCGTCCTGAGCCTGTCGAAGGATAGCCATGTCGAACGCGATCTTCCCGACCCTGGTAGGCCTCGGCTGGAGCGTCAAACGCGTGCCGATGTGGAAAACGCGGGTACAGGAGGCGATCTCCGGCAAGGAGACGCGGATCGCCGACTGGTCCTTCCCGCGCTGGAAATGGGAGCTCGCCTACGATTTCCTGCGCGGCGACGCCGGTCACGCGGAATTCCAATCGCTGGCCGGCTTTTTCAACCAGCGCCAGGGCGTATTCGACAGCTTCCTCTACCAGGATGCCGACGACAACGGCGCGACCGCGCAGCTGCTCAGCAGCGGCGACGGCGCGACGCGATCGTTCCAGCTCGTTCGCTCCCTCGGCGGCTTCATCGAGCCGATCATCGCGCCGAACGCGGTGAACAACATCTATCTGGCGGGCGTCGCGCAGAGCCCGTCCGCCTACACCGTCGACGGCACCACCGGCATCGTCACCTTCGTCACCGCGCCCGCCGCGGCGGTGGCCGTCACCGCGGATTTCACCTTCTATTTCCGCTGCCGCTTCGTCGACGACAGCATGGATTTCGAGAAGTTCATGAATCAGCTCTGGCGCGCGAAGAAGCTCGCGCTTATCAGTCTCAAATCGAGCTAGGGAGGGAGCGATGAAACCCGCCTCGGCCGCGCTCAAGGCGCTGCTGGCGACGCGCTCGTTTGCCGTGGCCGATCTCTATACCTTCACCCTCGTCGGCGGCGGCGTGCTCCGCTACACCAGCTACGACACCGACATCCTCTACAACGGCAACACCTACGCCAGCGGCGGGCAAGGCGGGCCGTTCTTCGACCGCAGCGACAACAAGGCGAAATGCCACTGGAAGATCGGTGTCGAGGTCGACACGCTGACCTTCGATGTCGTTCCCGGCAATGCGACGGTGAACGGCCAGCCGTTCCTGTCGGCGCTGCGGCAAGGCGCGTTCGACGGTGCCGAGCTCGAGCTCGATCGCGCCTTCTTCGCGCCGCCGGGGCAGGGGAGCTATCCCCCTGTCGCCATCCAGGCCGCCACCGGGATCGTCGTGCTGTTCGTCGGCCGCATCGCCGAAGTCGATGCCGGGCGCTCGCTCGCGACCTTCAACATTAACAGCCATCTGGAGCTGCTCAACCAGAACCTGCCGCGCAATCTCTACCAGCCCGGTTGCGTCAACACGCTCGGCGATGCGAGCTGCGGGGTCGCGCTGGCCTCCTTCGCGGTGGCGGCGGCGGCAGCCGCGGGATCGACCGCCAGCGTCATCAACGCCAACGTGAGCAACGCGCTCGCCGGTTATTTCGATCAGGGCAAGGTCACCTTCACCGGCGGCGCCAATGCCGGGCTGTCGCGCTCGATCAAGCAATGCGCGTTCGGCGCGCCGGGAGCGATCGCGCTGCTGGCGCCTCTGCCGAATGCGCCGGCGCCGGGCGATGCGTTCACCCTCTTCCCCGGCTGCGACAAGAGCCTCGGGGCAAACGGCTGTCCGAAATTCAACAACGTGCCGAATTTCCGCGGCTTTCCCTTCGTGCCTGTTCCCGAAACGGCCGCCTAACGGCCGTTTCGGTGAACGGCGGGCGCCAGCGGTTGCTCTTTGCAACCGCGAGAGCCCGCACCGAGCGGACTAGCCTTTTTCTGCGGCGCGCGGGCTTCCGCGACGGCGCTATGCGCCGCGCTGACGCCCGCCGGCGAGCGCGCTGCGCTGCGACGGAGATCGGGGCAATGACCGAGCAAGAAACCGCGCAGCGCAATGCCGCCGAACGCGCCGCCGTCGTCGCCGAGGCGCGGCGCTGGCTCGGCACGCCCTACCACCACGAGGCGCGCGTCAAGGGCGCGGGCGTCGACTGCGCGCAGCTGCTGATCGGCGTCTTCTCGGCGTCGGGCGTCGCGCTGATCGACCCGCCCGACGTGCCGCGATACCCGCCCGATTGGCACCTCCACCGCTCGGCCGAGCGCTATCTGGCCATCGTGCTCGAGCATGCGCACGAGATCGCCGGACCACCGCTTCCCGGCGACATCGTGCTCTGGCGCTTCGGGCGTTGCTTCAGCCACGGCGCGATCGTGGTCGACTGGCCTCATGTCATTCACGCCTATGTCGGCCGCGCCTGCGTGATCGAGGACGCAGAAGCGGCGGCGTGGCTCAGCATGATCGGCGAGCGCGCGGACGGTCACGGCCGCGCCCGCCCGCGCCGCTTCTTCAGTTTGTGGCCCGCGTCACGCATCGCGTGATCGCGCCTATCAGAAAGAGGCACCGATGATCCGACGCGCGGCCAGCCCGGACTGTGCGGCTCTCGCGGTTGCGCAGCGACCGCTGCCGCCGCGGACGACCTCGCGCAGCGAGGTCGTCGCATGAGCTTCGGCGGTGGCGACAAGCAGGCGTCGCAGACGCCGCAGGTCTCCGGCATCCAGATCCAATCCTCGGTCTACGGCAAGGTCGTGCCGCTCGTCTATGGCACCATGCGCCTGGCGCCGAACCTCATCTGGTATGGCGATTTCGTCCAGGTCGGGGGCGGCGGCACCGGCGGCAAGGGCGGCGGCAAAGGCGGCGGCGGTGGCGGCAAGGGCGGCGGCGCCAGCGCGCAGCCGCGATATCAGGCGGCGGTGGCGCTGGCGCTGTGCGAAGGGCCGGTGACCGGAATCGGCCAAGTGTGGGCGGACAAGAACGTGACGACGCCGGCCGGGCTCGGACTCAGCGTCTTCACCGGCACCTACCCGCAAGCGCCGTGGGGCTATCTCGCGACGCCGCAGGTCGTCCTCGCCGGCCTCTTCTTCATGCCGGTCAATCACGTCGCCCAGGCGCTGGGATACAGCGGCGTCGCCTATGTCGCGGGGTCGGCGTACCCGCTCGGGAACAGCGCGCAATTGCCGAACCACAATTTCGAGGTGCTGGGCGTGCTCCGCGGCTCGGCGCCCAACGGCGCCGATGCCGATCCATCGCGCGTCGTCGCGGACATCCTGACCAACCCGCATTATGGCGCCGGCTTCCCGCCGGCGCGCCTCGGGAGTCTCGCCAATTATCAAAGCTACACGCTGGCGACGGGGCTGTGGATCTCGCCCGCCTATACCGAGCAGCGGCAGGCGAGCGACATCCTCGACGAGATCGCCTCCAGCACCAACAGCGCCTTCGTATGGTCGAGCGGCGTGCTCACTCTGGTTCCGTTCGGCGACCAGGCGATCTCCGCGAACGGATATGCTTACGCGCCGCCGACGGCGCCGTTCTACGACCTCGGCGACGACGACTTCCTGCCGAACACCGGCGCGGGCGGGCAGGATCCCGTGCAGCTCGTGCGCAAGCGGCCGGCCGACGCGCTCAACGCCATCAAGCTCGAATGCCGCAACCGGCAGAATCAGTACAACGTCGAGATCGTCGAGGCCAAGGATCAGGCCATGGTCGATCTCTATGGCTTGCGTGCCGACAGCGCGCGCCAGGCGCATCTCTTCGCCGATCCCGGCGCGGCGCGACAGTCGGCGCAGCTCCAGCTGCAGCGCGAGGCCGTGCGCAACGTCTACAGCTTCACCCTCGATCAGCGCTACATCCTGCTCGACCCGATGGACATCGTCACGCTGACCGACCCGGCGCTCGGGCTCGCGCGCCAATGGGTTCGCATCACCGAGATTGCCGAGAACGACGACGGCACGGTGAGCGTGACCGCGGAAGAATATCTCGCGGGCACCGGCGCCGCGTCGAGCTATTCCTTTGCCCAGGGTCAGGCGATCGGCGGCGATTTCAATGCGGCGCCGGGCAACGTCAATGCGCCGATCTTCTTCGAGCCGCCCGACGAGCTCGCGGGCGACCTCGAGCTGTGGATCGCGCTGTCGGGGCCGGCGCCGAGCTGGGGCGGCTGCGACGTCTGGATCTCCGGCGACAATGCCAGCTATCAGTCGCTCGGCCGCTTCATCGGCGCGGCCCGGATGGGCACGCTGCGGGCGCCGCTATCCGCGGTTCCGGTGGCGAGCGCCGGCCCGACCATCGACGGCACGAGCACGCTCTCGGTCGATATCGGCGAGAGCAGCGGCCAGCTCATTTCCGGGAGCCAGCAGGACGCGCTCACCGGGAATACGCTGTGCTATGTCGATGGCGAGCTCATCGCCTTCGAGACGGCGACACTGACGGGCACGGGGCGGTACGACCTTACCTATCTCAACCGCGGCCTGTTCGGCGCGCCCGTCGCCGCGCACAAGGCGGGTGCGGGCTTCGTACGCCTCGACGGCCATGTGTTCCCGCTGCCTTTCACGCAGGATCGCATCGGCCAGACGGTCTATTTCAAGTTCGTGAGCTTCAACCCGTATCAAGGCGGCCTGCAGCAGCTCGCGCAGGTGCAGCCCTATGCCTACACCTTCCAAGGCAGCGCGCTCGCGAGCCCGCTGCCGATCGTGCAGAACCTCGTTTCCACCTATGCCGGCAACCAGACCCAGATCTCCTGGGACGAGATCAGGGATTTCCGTGCCGTGCTTTACGAGGTCCGCCTCGGCGCCAGCCCGCAGGGCGCGCAGATCCTCGGTCGCGTGGCGCACCCGCCCTTCGTGGTGCCCGGCAACGGCACCTACTGGGTGGCGGCGGTGAGCCAGCCTACCGCCGGCCTGACCGTCTATTCGCAGCAATGGTCCGAGATCGTCATCGGCAGCGCCGTCATCAACGTCAACGCCATCGCCGTCTGGGGCGAGGCGGCGACGGGATGGAAAGGCACGGTCGCCGGCAGCGCCATCTCCGACGGGATCGAGATCGTGCTCGATTACTCCGCCAATGCGCTTGCCGTCAGCGACTGGCTCAACACGCCGGACATTCTGCACATCGGGCAGCCCGGCTCGTCCGGGACCTATCAGATCCCCGTCGCACACGAGGCCGACGCCCGATACGTGGCGCCCTGCATCGTCTCGATCTCCTACGCCGCGATCGGCCAGGTGCCGGGCGCGAGCCTCCTCGTCGTCGCCGACTATCTCGGCACGACCGATCTGCTCGGCAATGCCGCGTCGGCCAATGTCAACATCTATCCGCTGATCCAGCTCGGCGACATCAACCACGTCTGGGGTCCGTGGCAGAAATTCGTGCCGGGCGTCTACAACGCGCGCTATTTCCGCGCCATGGTCCAGCTCACCTCGGGCGATGCGCAGACGCAGGCGATCCTCGAGGACTTCACCTTCGCCGTCTACGCGCCCCAGCGCATCGACGACTATATCGGCGTGGCGCTGCCGGCGGCGGGGCTCACGCTCGTCTATCAGCCGAACGGCACGGCGACAGCGGCGCCGTTCAATGGCGGGCCGGGCGGCGCCGCCTTGCCGCAGCTTCAGCTGACGATCCTCGGCGAGCAGCAAGGCGACACGCTCGCCTTCGGCAGCCAGACGCTCGCGGGGTGCACCATCCAGGTGCTGAACGGCGGCGTCGGCGTCCAGCGCACCGCGAACATTCTCGCGAAAGGATACTGACAGATGACACAGGGTCTCCTCCAACTCGCCACCACGGGCACCGTCTCGGGTCTTCAGAACAACCAGGCGGCCAACACCGCGCTCGCGGCGCTCGCCGGCATGATCCAGGGCGGCTCGGCCCCGACGCCCGCGAGCACCGGGCTTGCCTCGACGTCGGGCGTATGGTGGCAC